ACAAGTATTGCAAGGATAGTCATAACAATTTGTAATTATTTAACTCTAAAGACCACAGTATATCTATATCCATACTCTTGTTTTGGAGCATGTCCCCTGTGCTTTAGATGGGATGGGAATACTATTACTCTACCAGGTTTATACTGATAGATTCTAGTACCCTCGGCAAATGGATCTTGGATTTCAAATTCTCCACCCCAATCTTGTTTCCAAGTAGGGTTTAACATAACCATAATAGTTCTTTGATCAGAGTCTCCATCAGTGTGAAAACTTCCTTCACAAAATTGATGCTGACAATTAAGAGAAATATAATACAAGTAAAAATCTTTCTCCATCTTTGTTTGAATTGCTTCAAACATATCAAAGAAATCTTGAGCGTAAGGACTCAAGACTGTAGTTCTATTCAAGTTTTCTCTTTGAAATATTTGACTTCCAAATAACCTATGGGTTGATGTATCACCGTAAGGAAAACCCTCTCGATTTGCAGTGTTACCTGCGGTCAGAGGGATTTTGTCAGTCACAATGGGAAAGAAATTATGTAAGTATCTTTCATCAAAGAGATCATCAATAACGTCAATCATCTGTTGAATAATGTTTTAACTGGGACTTGTAGTTTATCGAGGAGATCTCTTTCAACCTCATCAATAACCTTATCCAAGATGTCGATATCAATCTCCATGAATGGAGGAATGATACCTAATAATCTTAGCAAACCATCTACGAATAGTGCGAGTGCTGTAAACCCTAGAATCATAGAGATAATTGTAGCATCTCTGTTATGCTTACGCATAGATTCTTCATCAATTCTTTGTGCTTCAGCAACAGCATCTGCTACTGCTTTCTGTACAAGTTTGTCTACTTCTTTCTTAGTATAGAATGAACCAAACGCAGGTATATCTATTCTACCTACGTCTGAGAAAGGGAAGGGTGACATATTAGCCTCCGTCAAGAGAGCATCCTATCACACTACCACCAATGATACCTGCAGGGATTGCCCACCACCTGCCTTTACCTTGTGATCCATAACCTGCAAGTCCACCACCTAAGAGTGCACCGATTGCTGCTCCATCTGAACAGTCATTCTCATCTACCTCATTGTATACTGTAACGTGTCTACGATATACAGGTGCGTTTGCTACAGGGTTCTCCTGACATGGAACTTCTACTGTCTCGTTCCATGATTTAACGAAACCAGGACTGTCGAGAGTACCTGGTACATATTCTTCTCTGTATTCTGTTTTAAAACAAGTTCTTGTTGTTGAGTATCCTGCTTGATAATCATCTGCAAGGACAGCAAGTGGGTTAAGTAGTAAAACAGCAGCGAGTGCAAGTTTCATTAGTCTCCTTTAAGTATGCTTTTATTATAGCAGAAAGGGGAGTGATGTAAACTCCCCTTGTGCCAGTTTATAATTAGTCCTCTTCCGCTAAGGATTGAAAGTAGGATAACGTATCTGTTTCTTCAGCAGCAGGTGCAGCGACTGCACTCTTCTGTCTGAACTCAGTTACTTCAGCACCCCAATCTCTTGGTGTACCTCTACCTTCTGTCTCGTCCTCAAGAGACTCATCAAGCGAAGGTGCGACCCTTGCCTGTGACTTAAGGACTAGATCTAAACGTGCTTTAAGTGCATCGTATGACTTAAAGTTTTTAGAATCTTCAAACTCAGCAAGAGAGTAACCTTTCTTCCAGATTTCTTCTAGTTGCTCATCATCAAATCCACCTAGCGTTGCAGGTGCAGCGAACTCTGACTTGTCATAGTTCCAATAACCATCTACCTTTCTGATCTTAAGTTTAAAGTCAGCACCCTTCCAGAAATTGAATGGGTCGATAGGTGTTTCATCTGCAAATGCAGGTTGCATTGCTTCGACTAATTTATCAAAGATCTTCTTACCATACTTATATAAGAAAACCTTTCCTTCGTTCTCTGGGTGTGCAGGGTCTGACACAACATAGATGTTAGAGTAGTAAGAGAGTTTTCTCTTCTGTGCTCTAGCGATTGCTTTGTCTGACTCTTTTCCACTGTTCCAGAGTTCACGATTAAGTTCTCCAACAGGATCATCTTTACCGAGAGTAGTTAAACTGTTCTCGATATACCATTGACCTTGAGGTCCCTTAAACGCATGACTCCATATCTTTGCCCAAGGCATGTCCTCTCCATCGGGAGCAGGAAGGAATCTTATGACTGCGAAACCATTACCAGACTTATCTAGTTCGGGTTTCCATAGTCTCTCATCCGCACCTGTTTGTGTAGGTTGGTTGAGTTTTTCTATCTCTTGTGTTAGTCTCGCAAGTGAATTGCCAGAACTAGCCTTCTTTAAAGAAGCAAAAGACATAATCGTATTCTCCGTATTGAATGTATTGATACTACTGTATGATCGTAGCGTACTATTTAGGGCTTGTCAAGTTCTTTTTCTTTAGCATCTGCTAACGTCTTGACCATGTTGTCCATGCAATCTGCCAGATCTTTAAATCCAAATGCTTCACACATTGCATTGACTCTAGTCTTCATGTCTGCTGCCTCATTATCTGTCTGTGCAGACAAACATAACCTAGTGTAAAATAATTTTTGTTTTTCTATCAGATCTTCACAGTCTTCTATATGTTCTATCTTTTCTGACTTAGACATCAGTCCTAGTCTACCTGTATGGATAGCAACCTCTTGATATGTGTTAAAGATGTCCTGTAATTGTTGTTGTACCTGATCTGATTTAAAAAACTCACTCATAAAGGTAACACTCCTTTGCTAGTTGGTTTCATATAATTTAAACGTTGTGCTTCATGCTTCAAACGTTCTTTAAGAGGTTTGGATAATAGTTTTGGAACAGTTTCTAGTTCGATTTCTTTCTCTTGACAATAGGCAACTACTGCTTCGATGTATGTGATCAAACCATTACTATTCTTTACTAGTCTCTCAATCTCTTGAGAGAACTTAACAGGGGTTAGAAAGGTATCCTCTAATGCTTCTTTAGGCATTGGTTTTTCCCCTAACAAAGTCCTCAATGTATGATTTGAGTAGTTGTAAATAGTCATCAAGATTGTACTTCTGAAATACTTGAGTAGATCCTTCTTCTGTTGCGATGAGTGTGACAATTTTCTTTACCTCAATACCTGCACGTTCTAAGAACATCGCTGCGTATGCAGTCTCTTGAACAAAGTAATGTTCAATATGATCTTCTTGTTTTGATTTAGTTGAAGTCTTAAAATCTATCACTGCTAACTCACCGTCGAACTCAGCGATACAATCGACACGACCTGCGAGTCCAAGATAATGACTGTAAAGGAAGGTTTCTAAACAATGTATGTTGTCGATTCGATTGAGTTCTGATTTAGCGGACTGAAACATTCTAACAGACAATGGATTATTTTCCAAGTATTTGTCAAGATTTAATTCACCATTGATATAATCTTCGGTGATGCTATGGAACGCAGTCCCTCGTTGTGTAGTCCTTGCAGTGATTCGATTCGCCTCGTCTTCACCTATTCTATTTCTCCACTCTTTAAAAAATTGAGCGTTCTTATACGACGTGATTGAGGTTACACTTGGATAATATTTATCAGCATCAGGAATTTTATAAAACCTAACACCATCTTTGTTAACAGGATCGCAGTCCTGTAAGTCAAGGGGTACATCAACGAAATTAAAATTCATTTAAAATCCTAAATTATATTTTGCTATTAGATAAGATCTAACTAATCCAGAGCGAACAATATCATCTATACCAAACTCAACACAGGTAAAGTCTTTGTCCATTGCCTGTAAGATTTTAATAAAGTCTGAGATGCCAGAGGTTTCTCTCTCTCGTGTGAGATCAGTTTGTGCAACGTCACCGCAGAACATAATCTTAGAGTCCTCACCTATACGAGTGATCATAGAGTCAAGTTCATGGAAGTTTAAGTTACTGAACTCGTCTACTATTACAATAGTATTATCAAGAGTAACACCTCTGATAAAACTTGTAGACCAGAAGTCTATAGTGTCCTGTGCCCTAAGATTATCGTAGAGCATTTCAAATGAATTATCATCAGGCATACTAAACATATACCTTACCATATTTTTGTATGGTATTTGATAGAGATAGGATTTATCCTCATGGTCACCAGGTAGGAAACCAATTTCTCTAGTAGGAACCAATGATCTTACAATTACTATTTTATCATAGGGTGAGGTGTCGTCAAGGACTTCCTGCAAGGCAAGATATAATGTAATAAAAGTCTTACCAGTTCCTGCAGCCCCATGCAGTAAGATATTCTTTCCCTCACTGTAAGACTTGAACACAGCTTTCTGATTATCTGTCAGAGGTTTGATGTCTGACATATAAGTTTTGTCTATAGGTTTCTTGCGTTTCATTTGTTTCGCAGTCATTCCATTAGGAAAAGTCTTAGGTGCGTTAGTTCCTTTTCTTGCTTTAGGCATTAGGTATAACGAGATAGATTTGCTAGGGGATGTGCTGATTGTACTTTAGACATGACTTCTTTGAATCCATCACTCATCTTAGGATTACCATACATCTCTGATGCACAACCCTCATTCCAATTTCTATCCCAATCGGGATTGTCCTTTCGCCATTGTTCATAGTTTGCAATAGTCAGGTTGAGTTCTTTCTTTTCACCTGTTTTATTATTTATTACAGGGTAGATGGGCATTTATTTACCTCCTATAAGGACTTTGAATAGTCCTTTGATTGATGTGAGTAAAGGATAAGGATCGTTGATCCCTATCTCATCAAACAAATACATGTTTAATCTAAAAGCATAATTTGCTTCTGATATTATAGCATTCTTTTCTGATTCTGTGAACCCCATCCTATCTAAACGAAAACGATATATTGTTTTCCATTCCTTTGCATCATCTATTGAAGGGAAGTCATAGAAGTCTAATCCTTTTCCTACAGGTGGGTTCAATGCTTTCTTTGCAATGTTCTTTAGTATCTGTCCACCAGATAGGTCTCCAATGTACCTAGTATAATGATGTGCTACTAGTAGATAAGGATCTTGTTCAGCAATCTCTTTAATTCTATAGGTGTATGTGTTACATGCTTCAGTCATATAGATTTCATCCTTCCAATAAGGACCATAATAATATTCTAAATCTTTTTCTAAAGATGCTACACGTTCTAACTCTGGATAGTATACTTGTTTAACTCTCTCATCATTAGATCCTCTGATAGCAGTCTCCATTGTGCTATACACATAGTAAAACTGAGCAAGTAAGTTACGATACTCTTCTGGATTCAATACACCACGAAGAAAAGCACCAACAAACTTAGTGTTCTCTGCTGCTGAGTGTGACTTCTTAGTTCCTAATTTTAATTCTTTTGAAAATTCTACCACTCCATTGCCTCCGAGATAATAGGATATTGTTCAACAAAAATTTTCTTACATTCTTCTGCTATTTCCATGTGTTCTTTCTGAGTACCATGTCCTGTTCTTAGTTCTATGTAGTGCATCCAAGAACGGATAGTTCCTGTCATGTAGATACGAGTAGGAACTGCCATAGGTAGTATCATTCTTGCACATTCTTTAGCGATACCATCTTCAAGCATTTGTTTATATACATTCATTGTCTCCGCAAAATTATGTTGCATCCAGATCTCATACTTCTGTCTTAGATGAGGATCAAGATCATCAATAGACTTCTGACGATTAGTTACGTCTTGTCTTCTTAAGTCTGGTAAAGGAATAGTATCACCAAGTAAGCTACTATCAGCATACCGTTGACTAAACTCTTGGAAAGTAAACGACCTATGTCTCAGTATCTGTGCAGCAATAGCACGAGTTGTCTCTATCTCTAGAGTCATGTGTGCTTGCTCAAAGATTGACCAATGCTGATGCTTGATACAATACTTTAATAGTCCTGATACTTTAGGGTTGTCTTGATTGTTAGGGTTAGATACTCTAGCAATGTATCCAATTTGTTGTTCTGCGTCTGGTGTATTACTGATGATACTTACTTTCATTTCTGTCAAATAAAATTCTAGAGATTACATAGAGTGCTAATGAACTAAGGTATCCTAAAGGAGGTAGTCCAAAGAGACCAGGTATTACCCAGTTCCAACACTGCCATAGGATAAGAGGTTTAAGAAAGAAGTTAGCAATACTACCTACCGCTTCATAACTTTCTCTTTTTTCTTTTTCTTCCTTAGTTTCTTGCTTGGGATTAAAGTACACGGTCATTGTCTACCTCTCCCTTTCTTAGATTTCTTTGCTTGGTCTGCAGGGTTCTTCCAAAGGTTAGGTGCGACTCTACCTTCTGCCTGTTTGAATGTCACAAAGTCTTTCTTGAATGCATCATAGTAATGATCAAACAAATCTACTGCCTTTGAAGACATAGCAATATCATAATGAGACTCACCATCTTTCTTATACTCTACTAAGTATGCAGTATAAGGAAGGGTGGTATCGTTTGCATCTTCCACCTTGCAGTCTTTTTTAAGAACAGTGATACTCATGAACGATTACCCCAGATAATTTGTGGAAAT